AAATTAGTATTAGTTTGAGTGGCGGTACTGGTGGTTCTCCGCTTCCAATTGTGGGAACGCCACAAACAAGACCAGTTAAAGCCGAATCCACGGTTTCTTATAACCTCGCCGCAACAAGTGTTCAATCTGTCCCAACAACTGGAACTTATTTGATCAACTCAAGCGTTCAGCCTTATAAATTCGGATTTGCAAAAGTGTATGCAGAGGTTGTCAATGCTTCGATATTTGCATAAATTTAACCTATGAGTGCCACAAAATGGAGAAAAGATGGGAGATACGTCAAAGACGATCCAGAAGTCAATTCGCTTGAGCTTTTTGCCACTGAGGTAGAATTAAAAAGAAAAGTAACCCAAGACCAGCCAAGACAAACAACGGCATCAATACAGGTAGCGGTAGCAGAGCCAATAAGAACAGCGGAGCAATTTGGCTCACCCCAATCAGAGCCGCAAAGATTTCAGGATCTTCCATCTGAGATAGTCCAATTTTGTTACCAAGGACAACCAGCAGAATTCAGGATGTACGGCGGTTTTATTAGATTTTTGTAATGGCAAGCGTAAAACATTTGGGGCTTTTTCCTTGGTGTACATTTAAAGATTATGACTCATTAAGGAGCTTTTATTCATTTATTACAGATGAACAATGGGATCCAAGGTTATTATACTACGATAATTTTACCACATCCCTAATAAATGGAATGGCCCTTTATTGGAGAGTTAAATCTTGGAAAATTTTTGGAACTCAAACGCTATTTTTGCCAGATAATGAACCAGATTATATAGATTTTGAATTTATTTTCAATAGAGACGCTGGCTCAGAATTAAATTTAATTTGTAAAACTTTTTCAGATGAATCTGGATTTGGAATTCTTCCACTAGTTGAAGATGGTGAAAATGTCAGATATTATACACCAAGTAGAATTTTTACTACACCGTATCCGATGCTCTGTTTTTTCCAGATTCCATCTACTGGTGTTAATTTGGCGCTACCAGCAAATGCCCCAATGGGAGGGCATTTTGAAGGTGAATCATTCTCTCCCCATCTTGATTTTAGTTTTACGGGCAATGATGCTGGCGGAGATTTCAATGCAACTAATGCTGGATTAATAAATCAAACATCGTTTGGTTTTTCGTCGTCATTGGAATCCCTGCCGATTTCTTTTTTGGGGGAAACTTATAACTTACAATATTATATACAAGGGCCAGAATCTGGGTGTTTTTTTGAAAATATTACCATAGAAGCCATTGAATATTGGGAATATGACCCAGAAGATGGCGGTGGGCCAATTTACGATAAATTTACTGGAGCCGTTCTTCGTCCAGAATACTTTGATATTTAAAACTTCGGCCTGACAAATTTAATATCTCTGGTTTTCCCTCCGTAGAAAACCTTCTTCTTAATGGTTTCAAACTTCCCCTCGCGAACCATGTTGTAGATTCGTGGGCTTGATAGGCCTGTCTTTTGTGTGACCTGATCGATTGTCCTCCACCCTTCGGCGTTCATTGCCTCGACAGTGGTCTTCTGATTGTGGTTGTCAAACGACTCCCACATACTCTCCCAAGATGGGACTACAATTTTAGGAGCGGAGCCTTTTGTTCTTCCAGATGTGCTATGATGGGTTGCCATGTGTATGTTCCTTTGTTTACTGTAAAAATCAAGAATCCGAAGTCCACGATACCTGTGCATCGTCTAGCCCCGAAACGACTGCCAAACCCCTGAAGGGCAGGAGTGGTGATGGCCAGCCAGTCTGGGCCTCCTGCAAAGTTGTGGTAATGAACATGGGAGCGGATAAAGACATCCCCCTTGGGCTGTAGCTCTTTTTCAGACCATATGAGGTTCCAGAGGCGGTCTCTGGCCACTCCTGAGTGCCGACCATGGGGAATGCCGCTGGAGCCCGCTGGGTGGTGTTTAAGGTCAAAGACAACACCTTCTACATCTACCCACTCATGTTCTCCGATTGTGGCGTCTACACGCTCTGCAATGATGTTTTCCCAGTCTTCTGAATCTCCCGTGTGGTAAGGGGTTCCTCTAGTGATAACAATCTTGCAGTTTTTGGATTTCGGGATTTCGCGGATGATCTTAACCGCCATATCACACTGCTCCTCCATGTCGGTAGTGATCTGTTCTGTTCCGCCCGACTTCTTGCCCGTGCCATCCACAAGATCTCCGTTGATAAAGATGATATCGTAGGGGCCGTTTTTGCGGATGTTCTGGCTGTACCAGTTGTAGTAGGCTTTGTTGGCATTAACCCAACGTGAACGCTCTTCGGCTGGTTCTTCTGGGAGATAGCCTTTCGGGGTTAACCCTACTTTGTGGCCGCAGTGAAAGTCCGAGAGGACTGCTATTTTTTTGCTCATAGAGAGGTTGCTTGGTTGCAAAGATCTAAACACCGTGCATACCCACAGATATCCGCAACTGAGTCGCGATGGCGCGGAGAATTGGTCAGTCTGGAAAGTTTAACGGCGATCATGCACATGGCGATCTGTTGCGGGGTTACATTGACTCCAAGGATAGCCCCCCACATCTTTGCCTGTTTGGTAAAGTCTTCAATAGGGCTTCCGTAGTCGGTCTGGCGATCATAGGAAGTAAGACGTTTGGCAATGTCGCACACATCTTCTTTGTCTAATCTAACCATAGATGGGTAGAGACGCAAGGGTTTTTCTAGCCATTGGGCTACGGCGACCTCCGCTCTCGCTCCTTTGGATTTCTCCCATTTTGGAAGAAGAACCAACTCGTCGCATTCAAAGACCGCATCAATATCCCTTCGGGCACAGTCTTCAATGAACTTGCTGTCCATTTGAGAGTTGTGGGGATTTAGCCCTAGCTCCTGATCCATCCTTGCGGGGTTGATCACTTTATGCCCTGCTTTCAGTAGGGTTTCTTCGGCCTCAAAGAATGCAGGATGATTAAGGTTGGGATGTGAGCGCATAGGCCCACAGATGTATACTGTAGTCATAGGTGTGTGTTGTGGTTAGTGGATTTGGATGCCGTAGTCGGCAATCAGATCGTAAAGAGTTTTCCTGACTTTTTCAACAGTTGCACTATCCCAATCGGGATGAGAATTATGGCGAAGATGAGAGCGTAACTCATTGTCAAAATTGTCAAGAACAGCGCGAAAATCCCCTGCTTTGCAAGCATCTTCAAACTCTTGTCGCTCTTCTGGAAGGGTGAAGGATAGAGATCCATTAGCCATTGTATTAAGAGTCCTTGATAATCTTCTTCAAATCCCCGTCATCTAGATCGTCATCCCCGTCCTCGTCCTCTTCTTGCCCGTAGAGGATGTCATGGATATTGGATACAATGCCTTCGATGGCGTAATCATTGCCGAATTTGAGGAAGGCGTTTTTGGTTTCGGGGCCATCCTGAAAAGTGGCAACGACAAAGCCCGAATCAAAGTATTCAACAAGATCGCGACATAGTTTGTCCAATACCTTCTGGAGTCTTTCGTCGTGAGAGGCCATAGACTTAGTCTAGCTGTTCTTTGCAATCTTTGCATGTACGAATAACTCCGACATGCGCCACTCTGATTTGTTCAATATTATTTGACCCGCAATAGTAGCAGGATTTGACTTCGGGCTTTTTCGGGTAGCTTTTCTTCTTGGGCTTCAACGGCTTGCTCATTTTACTGCTTTTTTAAGACGGGTGATAAATTTTCGATACTCTTCAGGATTGAGGTCATTCTTCCTTGGTGAGGAAATAATACGATGATCCAACACCATGTCCAGTCCTATTCCCCATTTTTCCATCCTTGGTTTGATGTACTCAATGGCACTCTCAATCATATCATCACTTAGGGGTTCCTTGTAGCTATCCCCCTCAAAGCTTACTCCGATGCTCCAGCTATTGGCGTCCTTCTTCCCCTTATAGCTACTGACCCCCGCATGCCACATCCGATCTGTATCATTACCAAAGACTGTCCTGCGCCCATCTCGCGCAATTAAACAATGGTAGGAGACCTTACTTGCGGGATTTTTGATCCAGCTTACTCCCCCTGCGTAAGTTCCCCCGCTGTGGTGGAGGACGATGGCCTGTGGCTTTATGGGCTTTCGGCTTTTGTTCGGGGTTGTGACCCTTGTCTCGCGGTAGGTTTTCTTTTCGGGCTTCGGCTCTGTCATGGAGTTCGGCTTGGATGCGGATGGCGAATTCGGCAAGGACGGCACTGGGCCACTTTTTGACTCTAGCCCAAGTAGTTTCAGGATTGATTTCCACATGGGTAGACCCCATCAGGTTACCAGCAACACTTACGCCGCCCAATATCCCAATTCCTAGAAATCCGCTCTACCTCCGATTCGGTAGGACTTGGCAACATTTCCATCATGGCCCCGCTTGATTTGGATACCGACTTTGAGGGAACTGAATAGACGGACAAAGAAATTTCTGCGATCTTCTTTGGGCGGGGCTGGGACGAGTATTGCTTTGAGGGTTTCATGGGATAGCCTCATTTCTTCTTGCGGCGAACGGGCTTCTTGATAGCGATAGCCCGACGAACTTCGGTGTAGGTAATCGGCCCAGCCACGCCGTCTTCATCAGTATGAACCAAGGCTTGGATCTTCTTAACACCCCTGACGTTCACTTCGTTTGTAACGTAGTTAACGATAGAAATGAGGAGGGCCACAATAAAGCCAGTAAGGCTGACCTGATCAACGGACTCCGCCAACTTGGGATCAACCATGGCGAGGCGGGACACGATGGCGGCAACAACCATGGCAATGAGGGGGGTGATAACTCCACCCAGCTTACTTACTAGAAATGCGAGGATTTTATCTTTCATTTGGTTATTGCTCCAGCTTGTAGCGTTGAACCGCCGACTCAACAGTGAAACGAATCAGAGACTCCGAAGCACTGACACCTTGCTTTTTGGCAGCAGCAGTGAGTTTTTTGACTGCGGCTTCGCGCTTTTCGGCCCCAGTTTTGTCGGTGGAGGCCAACGATTGGACAATCTCCAAGGCAATCGGGAGAAGAACTGCTACCGAAGAGGAGGCAATTTCCCGAAGGACAGGAAGGAAGAAGTTGAAGACATTTGAGGTAATACCCCAGATTTTGGCAAAGAATGATTTCATGGCTTAAAGCTAGACTAGAATCCCTTGGATTTCAAGTAATCTTCGATTCTTTTTGTGCGTTCATCAATACGGGCCAATGTCTCGGATCGGGCTTGGTTCTCTTGATTGATCATTTCAATCCGCGCATCCTGCTTGGCGTCATTGTTTTGGATGTGCCGCATTTGCTCTGGAAGGACGATCCAACCATTGAGAGCCGAAAACAAAGTAATCATTAGGGCGATGCCAGCGACCAACTCGCTCATAGTCAGCTTTACTCCGCGCTCCATCCCTCTCCGCCTTGGTATCTCTTCAATGCTCATAGTGCTACATTATATTAAGAAAGATAATCAATAATGGAAGCCACTTGATAGCGCCAAGGCCAGTCAATATATGTGGCTAGGTTTGCGGAATTGCCAGTATCTCCACGATATGCGGCGGCAATATGCCCCAAAGCTTGCTTTTCACTCCAGTCCGTAGTGCCCGCGCTCGATCCCGAAACGCCATCATAAATGGCCTTCCAGACATAGTTCTTTGGAAGGCTAATGTAATCTGCTTCGGTCTTGGGTGCGCCTGAAACTACAGCAATTTTTGCCCATAGATAACGTTCTGGGAGAGTAACGTAATCAGCGATACTGCCACTGCCAATAGCAAGAATCAGCCATTGGGCAAGCATGTACCTTCGGGGCTGATCTGCCGCCGAAGCAAAAGTAGCATTTAAAGTTGGAAGGGCCATAGTCTATGGAACCCTAGCAGCTTAAGCCATGCCCATGATACGCTCACCCATGCCAGCCATCGGGGACACGCCCGCTTCCATTTCGTCAGCGGCCTCGTCCTCCATCTCGTCTTCGTCTTCGGCCTCTTCAGCCGCAATCTCGACGCCAGCCAACATGGTGGGAACCAGCGAATCTCCGTCAACACGGAAGGTCACAAGCTCTTCAAAGGTGTCGCCATCAGCAACATCTTCAGGCAGGGTATAATCATTCGGTATAGTTAGTTTCATAATAGTTATTCTCTCCTCATAGAGCTTGCCTTAGATTTTACTCCAAGGCAAGCCTTGATGAATAGAGACTAACTAATTACGCGAGGTAGCCGTAACCTGACGCGCTAGGACATGCCACCAAATCAGCCGCAAGGTTGCAGCGCAAGTGGAGGATGTAATAACCGAATTCAGGGAACACCTGTTTCGCGGCACACGCCATCTTCGCCCGCCAGTAACCACTGTTTTTGTCAGGGTTACAATTGCGGTCGAACTCGTTGATCCAGCGGAAATCGCCACGATAGTTTTGGGCATCGTAAACGAGTTTTCCAACTTTCAGGTTAGGATTCGGAACCAGCCACTCAACGGCCTTCGGATGGAAAACAACCGTGGAGGTGTATTT